TTTAAATCTAATAGATAAACAACAAAAAGAAATCAAAATACTAAAAAACAATTTAGTAGAAGAGAGAGCTTTTTGTAAATCAACTTTAGAAACATTAAAAAATTGTGTAGATAAAGATTACCTATATAAGATGATTTCATTTAAAGATGGTGAGATAGAAAAACTAAAAGAAGCTTATCAAATACTTAAAGATGATATAGAAGGATATAGAATTGCATATGTAGATACACCAGAATTTGAAGAAAATTATATAAGCAAAGATAAAATAGAAAAATTAAAAGATGAATTAAAAGAATTACAACATTTTAAAGAAGAAGTTATTGATATTATAAAATATGCAGATGATACTGCAGAGCCTACATATTGGAACATAAGAAAATTACTAGGACTAGGAGATGGAGATTAGCAAATGAAAGATTTATTATTTGGATGGCTATTTAAAAATAAATTTGAACTTACGGGATTAGAAGAGATAATAGGAGCAATTGAATTAATTATAGCAATTTTTATTATATTAGGTATTATGCAATTAATAATATTTATAATAACCAAAATAAAAGGAGAATAAACAAATGAATATTAATAAAATTATTGAAAAATTAGAAGATACTTATAAATTCAAGATTACTTGTGATAAACAAATAGGAAATTTTTATAAATTTAAATTCAATTATATAGATTTAATAGTATTTGAAATATCATTTAGATACGAGCCAAAAATAAATGAAATCCAGAATCTATATATGTTATCAAAAGAGATTGAAAGTGAAATATTAAAATTTTTTTATAAGGAGTAACAAATGAGCAGTCAAACAAATTTTATTGAAAAAATTGCACCAATTGTGCAAGATGTAAACAAATCAAGAGGATATCCATTATTTGCATCTGTTGTAATAGCTCAAGCTTGTCTGGAAACTGGATATGGAGCAAGTTCACTAATGATGAAAGCCAATGCAATTTTTGGTATCAAAGCAAGTATTGGATGGAAGGGAAAAGTATATTCAGCAAAAACAAAAGAAGTATATAATAAGAAAACTATAACAATAACTGATTGTTTTAGAGCTTACAACAATTTAAATGAATCAGTTGAAGATTATTTTAATTTGATTTGCAATAATAAAAGATACCAAGGAGCAGTTCATCAAAATAATTATATTGAATGCATTCATGGAATAGCATCTGGAGGATATGCAACAGACCCTAGTTATGCTAATAAGGTTATTCAAATAATAACTAGTTTTAATTTAAGTAAATATGATTCAACTGAAAGCATAAAAGAACAAGCAGAAATTCAAACATTTTCATATTCAATTGGAAAAGTATATGAATTGCAAGTAAATCTTAATGTTAGATATCATGCACGGATTAGAGTTTGGAATAAAAAGATATAATGAACTAACACCAGATGGAAGGAAACATTCAACAAATAAAATTTATGCAACTCTTAAAAAAGGAACTAGAGTTACTTGTCAAGGAATAACTTTTAAAGATGGCAATACATGGATGAAAATTCCATCTGGATATGTATGTGCAGTATATAATAATAAAATTTATATTAAATAGGAGGAAAGATGGCTGAAGTTACAATTAACAATTCACCAATTCATAGTGATTCAATAATAACTGCTTGTTATGGAGAAACTGGAGAGCATTGGAGTGCGATGCACACTGGAAGTGATTTTGCTCCATATGGAACAACACCATCTAATCCAGATTTATTTAGTGTCTGCACTGGAGCAGTAGTTGATAAAATAACATATACTGGCTCTCAATTATTAGGAAATCAAATTGTTATTCAAGATTTAGTTACTGGTTATTTTTGGAGATATTGTCATATGCAAAATCCTTCACCTTTAGATGTTGGAATGAGAGTTTATACAACAACAAAAGTTGGAAATCTTGGAGCAACTGGAAATGTAACTGGTCCTCATTTGCATCTTGAATATTCAAGTGTTAGTTATTGGGATTCAACTAGGACAAAGTTTTTTAATCCTTTAACCGAACTAGGAATTCCAGATGAAAGGGGAACTATCGTCCATTATGGAGGACCTCCTCCTCAACCTCCAACAACATTAAAAAAAGGGACTTTTAATTGGACAATATACGCTAGGAAATTGAGAGATAGAAGAAGATTTGACATTAATTAATATTTTAGATATAATAATCGTGAGCTTGTTCAATATTGGTGATGAATGACAATGATGAAATTTTGTCCATATCCCTCCAATAAGTTCAATGTGTTTTTTGAGTTTTCACATTGGACTTACTGGAGGGATATTTTTGTGCGAACATAAATTTGACAAATTGACAAAAATTAATTATAATTGAATTAATAAATGAGATTGGAGGATTAAACATGACTGATTTGATTAATCTATTAACAAACAATGGCATTGGAATTGTTTGTGTTGCTTATCTTATTTATTTTCAATCTACTACGATGACAAAAATGATTGACACTTTAGGGTCAATTGATAACCGCCTACAAAAAATTGAAAATAGAATTGAAGTAAAGGAGGATGAACAATGAAATTATCTAAAGAAGAACTAAAGAAAAAAATTGATGAAGTAGTTCAAGATGAAGATGTAAAGATTTCATTATTGGAAGATGTTGAAGATTCTTTTGAATCTGTAGATACAACTGAAAAAGATAATGAAATTGCATCTTTAAAAGCAGAAAATGAAGAACTAAAAAGAAAGTACAAGGAAAGATTCTTAAGCAAGGATGAAGTTGTTGAAGAAAAAACAGAGGATGTTGAAGAAGTAGAAGAAACCGAAGAAGAGCCTAGAAAATTTGAGGACTTATTCGATGAGGAAGGAGAAATAAAATAATGGACTTAACTGGTGTATTAAATACAATAAGAGATAATGCAAGTGATATTTATAGAGCTAGAATTCCAGAGGCAACAAGAACAAATATCCAAGACATTCAAGAGGGAATGATAGACCCTAACAACGCAGTTGTAACAAATGAATTTATATCAACATTATTGAACATGATTATCAAACAAGTTATTCATAATAAATTTTTCAGTGACCCATTAAAGTCACTTAAAAAGGGAACTAAACCATTAGGTGATACAATCGAAGAGATATATGCAAACTTTGTACAAGCTAAAGGATTTGACCCAACTGGAGCAGATTTAATGGATAGAGAAATGCCAGATGTTAAAGCAGTATATCACAGAATGAATAGACAAGATAGATACAAAATCACAATATCTCCAGAGCAAATTCAAAAAGCTTTTAGCTCTTATGAAAAATTAGAATCATTTATTCAAACAATAATTAATACATTATATAATTCAAGTGAGCTTGATGAATTTGTATTAATGAAACAATTGATTAAACAAGCAATTGATAACAATGCAATGAAAGTTGTTACAATTCCAGACCCAGTTGCTAGTGAACAAAACGCAAAAGATTTCATCAAAGCAGTAAAAATCGTATCTGGTGATATGGTATTTGCAAATTCAAATAATAATGCATATTTAACAAGCCAATCAACAGATACTAAAGCATTGATTACTTGTACACCTAAAGACCAACAAATTTTAATTATAGACAATGCAACAGATGTATCAGTATCAATTGAAGTTTTAGCATATATTTTCAATATGAGTGTTGCTGAATTTAATGATACAAGAAAAATAGTTATTGATGCCTTTCCAGATACATCAATTAGAGCTTGTTTAATAGATGAGCAATTCTTACAAGTATATGATGACCTTGTAATGTTCAAAGAATGGGAAAACGCTGAAGGATTATACAAAAATTATTATCTTCATGTATGGCAAACGCTTGCTTACTCAAATCTAGTGAACGCAGTGTGTTTCAAGGTTGCAAGTGATGAGGATAGTGATGGAAGTGTTGAAGAATTCACAATTACAAATACATTAAAAACTGGTGTTAAAACATCAAACAAAGCAAAGAAAATAAGTGAAGGAAGTTCATATCAAGCAATCTTAACTGGTGTTGGAGCAACTGATGTTGTTGCAGTTACAATGGGAGGAAGTGCTGTTACTTCAACTGCTTACAATTCAACAACAAAAACAATAGATATTGCAAAAGTTACTGGAAACATTGTTGTTTCAGTTACATAATTGAATAATTAATTCCAAAGGGATAGGGATTTTCAGTCCCATCCCTTTATTTTTTAAAAGGAGGAAACCATGAGAAAAAAATTGATACATTGTCAATTATCAAATGATGCAACATTTTTGATGTATTTAAGACAAATGGAAACTCTTGCAGAAAATGTTTTTGAATTTCAAAATATGCCAGATTTTATTGATATTCCTTTTCTTAATAAAACATTAGTTAGAGATGGCTCAATTGCTTTTTTCAAGGATGATGTTTTAGGACTTTTAGCCCTTCCATATGTAAATCAAGGTTTGTTAGATGTTTATGATAGACCACTTAATATTCAAGTTCATTCTCCTAGTGGATATATAAAAGATTTAAAACAAGGTGAATTTGTAATCATGTATGATAACAATGGAAGATATCCAATTCTTGCAGATATCTATCAATATGCATCTAGGATTGCAATGGATACCAGAACAATTGATTCAAATATTCAGCAACAAAAATCTCCTAGGATTTGGCAAGTTCCACATGGAATGGAACAATCTGTCAAGGATTTAGTCAACAATGTTGATGGATTTGAAAATACTATCTTGACATATGATAATATGTCAGTTGACAATATCCATGTTGATTTAGTTCCGGCTCCATATGTTGCAGATAAAATTGATATTCACAAAGAGAAAGACTGGAATGAATTCTTAAGATTCATTGGAGTTGCTAATATGAATTTTCAAAAGAAGGAAAGAAATATTAGAGATGAAGTTTTAGCAAGTCAAGGAGGAACAATCGCATCAAGATTTTCTAGATTTGAGCCAAGAAAAAAAGCAATAAAACAAATCAATGAACTATTTGGAACAAATATTGAAGTTCAATATTATGATGGACTTCTATCAAGTGTTGATGAGGGAGGTGATTTGGATGATTCTATATCCTTGGATGATGCCGATTCCATCATGGAATACTAAACCAATAACATTATATTCTTATATGGATTCTATTGTTAATTATGGAAAAGCAGAAAATGAAAAAAAGAAAACTAGAGAACTAGCAAAATATTCTAGGACAACAATTTTTGATTTTGAATATCCATTATCAACAAATGTTAACAAGGAAAAATTTGAAACACAAATTTTAAATCATTTTATTTTAAGAAGGATAGGATATGAAACACCAACTGCATTTGAGATAGCACTTGAAAACAAATTAAATGAAATAATGCCAAATTACAATAAGATGTTTGATATGCTTGAAGAATGGGATGTTTTCAATGATGGTGAAAAAGAAACTAGAGAACAAGAAACAACAATGGAAAATGAATCAAGCAGTGAAACATCTGGAACTGATAAGAGAAAATATTCAAAATATCCTCAAAATGAATTGGAAAACCTAGAAGATGATAAATATGTTACAGATTATACAATATCTAATAGTGATGGAGAAAGCACAAACAATTCAAATGGAAATGGAACATTAAGTGAAACAATCGAACGCACCCCATCAAATAAAATTGATTTATATGTAAAATATCAAAATGAAATGGCTCATATAATGAGCTTAATATATAAAGAGCTAGAAATTTTATTCTACGCTTTAATATGAGGAGGTTAAAATGAGTGAAAAATATGAAAAAATAAGCCCTTTTAAATGGCAATTATTAGAATCATTTCCATTCATTGCTGAAGATTTTGACCAATTAACAGAATATGCTTTATATTGCAAATTGGTTGAATATATGAATAAGGTTATTGATGGAACTAATACATTGGGGGAAAATGTTGAGGAATATATTACAAAATATAATGCTTTAAAAGAGTATGTTGATGATTATTTTGAAAATTTAGATGTTCAAGATGAGATTGATAACAAACTAAATGAAATGGCTCAAGATGGAACTATTTCAAATATTTTAAACAATGAATTGTTTTCAAATATTAACAATCAAATTTTACAAAATTCAAACGATATTGGAGCAATTAATGAAGAACTAGATGATACAATAAAAACAACTGATACAAATGTTGTTAGTATGACAATGTTAACTCAAGAAGTTAGAGAAGCATTGACGGGTGGGTCAACAGCTGTTGTTGGTGTGAATAGTGTAAATAGTGAAAATATTGTTGACAAGGCAATAAATATTTACAAATTTGATGAATTAATACAAGAAAATTATACAAAAGAATTTGAAAATGTTGCATTTGGAAATTATGTTGCCGGAAATGGAAAATACATTTCTAATAATGCAATTACAAATTTAGAAGATTCATATGTTAGATATTATAATCCTACACTTGATAATAACACATTGTATCAATTTGTTGGATTTAATTATTATCAAGTAAACGCAATAATAATTTATGACCCAAGTGATAATAACAAAATTTTATATTATACACCAATAACAAATATTGCAACAAGATTTGAAAATGTGAAATTGTTATTTAAAACAAATAAAAGTGGTCTAAAAGCATATATAAACACTATAAATCAAACAGATACTGGAAACTTAAGACCACAATATCAACTATTGCCTACATTAACAAAAATAAAAGAAATAACACAAAATAAAAAAGAAAATTATATTGAAAAAGTGAAAGACATTGACGAATATTATCCATATTATATTGCAAACCCTCCAACAAATACAATTAGACTTGTTCATAATACAGATGTAACATGTAAAACAAGTGTATATAAATTAAGCAAAGGTACAAAATACCATGTAAATTCTGCTAATGTATATGCAAATTGTGGTTTAGTTATATGCAATGAAAAAATGGAGATTTCATATACTTCTACAACAGAAAATGTTGGAAATAGAGCAGTTCCATTTAGTTATGAATTTACTGCAAGTGATGATGGTTATGCATTACTTATGTTCATTCAATCTGCAAATTATACTATCACAAGTGAAATTTATGTTGTGGATAGTGAAACAAAATACAAATCAAAAAAATGGACAATAATTGGTGATAGCTTAAGTGATGCAACAATTAACACTTCAATAAAAAAATATTATTCATATGTCCAAGATGATTTACAAATCACAATTCAAAATGTTGCACGAAGTGGTAGTGGTTACAAAAGAACAGACGGCGGAAATACATTTGTTCAACAATCATTATTAGTTGATAGTGATGCAGATGTTGTTACAATTTTTGGCTCATTTAATGATCATAATATATATGATACAGATGGTTTAGGAAATGTAACAGATACAACAACAGATTCTGTTTTCGGGTGTGTTTATACTACATTTCAAAATTTAATTACAAACAGACCAAATGCAAAAATCGGTGTAATTTTGCCAACACCATGGAATTATAACAACATGAATCCACATAATCCTACACAAATAAATTTGGATTATATTGAAGGAATAAAAACAATAGCAAAAAAATTCTCTATTCCCGTTCTTGATTTATTTTATGAATCTAATATGTATCCATGGGATTCAAATTTTAGAAGTCTATTTTATTTAAATGGAGATGGAACGCATCCAAATACAGAGGGAAATGAGCGTTTTGCTTATCAAATAGAAGAATTCATCAAAAAATTAATATAAAAAAAGAGGCTTTAAAGCCTCTTTTTATTGTTTCACGTTAAACAACAATTGAATTAGTTAAATTAAAATTACCAATATTTGCGTGATTATGCCATATTGTTACACCTTTTCTGCAAATATTATTTATTTCATTAAAATATCTTTCTGGAACATCTCCGTATCCTATAACCTCATTTTTATCTATTTGAATATAATTGAATATTGAACGACCAGATATGTTTGGAACTAACATCTCATTTTGAGAATATCCAAATCTAGTGAAGTAATCATCAATTTTCTTTGCATATTCACTTCTAATACTCATTTTATAAAAGTAATATGTATTACAATTATCAGCAGTGTTTATATCTCCGTGCGTTTACATTGCCTCTTACACTATCTGGATGCATTTCTGCTAATGTTTGTTGTTTCATATTATCAACAACTGAAACACCAAGAGAAACTGCATTAGAAACTCCTTGAGATGCAAATAGAGCTGCTAAATGAGGTTGACCTACTGATGCAGAAATCAATGCTCCGTGCTAGACTTCCAACACTTCCAATTCCTTGCTGAACATAAGAGCTTGAAACATTGACTGCATTTTGTGTAAGCCAATTCGTATAATAATCTGCTGACCAAGGACAAGTTGGAAATTTTCCGCCAGTTATTCCTTCATCTTCAACAATTAATTGTTGAGTGTTTTTATAATGAGTAGGAGTTAACTTGATTGAAGTTCCGTATTGTTGGAATACCTTTTACTATAAATTCACAATTACTATCATTGAATAATTCATATCTATATGTATGCATTGACCCACTATTATTAGAAACATTAAGAAATGCATATGGATATGTTAGTAGTTTATTATTAACTGGAATATATGAATCTAATGAGCTAGGCTTTGAAATATTATCTCCCCAATACATTGGAGTTGCATGACCCGTATAATGATTTGTTTTATTATTATTTTGGTCTCTTTCAAATTTACTATCATCAAATAAACATTTTGGAGCAAGATAGACTGCATATACATCATCTGCTTGTGAATAACTTCCTATTATTGATGTTGCTATTGTAATATTATCTGTTACATAAACATAACCGAGGAACCCAAATTCCTCCTAGTGATGTTGCTTTTGTAGTGGAATCACCATTAACTGATTTTGTTGCAAGAATAACGTAATATAAGTCTGGCATATCTAAATCTAAATCAATTCCATTAATTACATATTCTCCTAGTTCAAGCCCTTCCGGTGTTGTATTATAACCAATTGCATCATTTGTTGCGTGTTGTCTAATAATGAATCTTTTATTAGAGCAATTAAGTTCTCTAAAATATGTTGACCAAGCATCAACAGAGTATGTAATCTCTGTTGTTCCGTTATTAACATATCTAACATCATCAATCCATCCAAAAAACCATCTATTTGAATAATTTCTATTCTGGAATGCAATATAAGTTGACTCTAAACAAGTTGAATAGGGAAATGATACTGAAATAGTATTGGGTGCCTCTGGAATAAATGAATAGTTAGATGCATGTGCGGTTTGATTTGCTTGAACATATGAAAGCATCTGCTGAAGTGTATAATTTAAAACATTGTTGTAATCTCTATCTAGTTTAATATTTTTTGCTAAATAAATTTCACTTTGAATAGCCATATTATTTTCTACCTCCTTATAGAAAAATCTATTAATTGTTTGAAATCTGTTCCAGTTAAGTCATCACTATAGAAAATGTTTCCCTCTCTAAATGTCAATAATATGTTTTGAAGATAATCATTTCTAAAGCTCAAATTATAAATATCCCTTTGAAAATATGGACTTGGGTCTATTTTATCACTAATAACTAATGTTTTAGGTTTAATTTCATCATATTTTGGATAAATAAACCAAACAAGTTTGGTTGAATCTTCCTTATCTAAAAGCAATTCGCACAAAAATCTAAAGTCTTGAAACTGGAACACAAATCTATATTTAATTATATATTCTTTTTTAGATTTTGGCAAATGAGGTTGTGGATAAGATTGCCATAATCCTTTATCAATCATTGAAGAACTTGAGCCAATAGTCATTGAACGTCCTCCAGAACTCTTACAATATTCAATTGCAAGTTTTACGGATTCTCCATCTTCTTTTGGAATTTCAATTAAATTAATATCTCCTTGTTTTTGTTTTCTAACTATTTTTTGAAGATTCCAATCATATAAATAAGGATTTACTCTTGTGATTGTATTTCCTACGAGCCAAACTCTAACAATTCCTCTCTTCCTATCAATTGTTGAATATAAAGCTCCGTAATTTTTGACTTTCATGTCCGGAGATACGTTCCGCCTCTCCATGAACTCCTCAAAAATTATGTCCTCAACATCAAGATAAGATGCTCCGCTCTCATGTTGTTCTGTAGATAAACTCATTGCATATCCTATTTTGTCACCTTTTTTCATTTTTCCATCTTCATCTAAATAAGCAAAAAAGATTTCTTTTCTATATGATGTTATAAAAGTGTATTTATTATCAGTAAGACCGAGCAACATCTACATCACTAAAATATTTTTCTATCCATTGAGGTTTAATATCATCAAGCCATCTACGAAGTAAAATAAACCTCTTTCCAGTTTCTAAATATTTAATTACTCCTTTTTTATGTTTCACTTGCCATGATTTCCCGTTAGACTTTTCTCCGGTATATCAAATTATATGTTGCTCCTAGTTTGTCAATCTCATCTAAATTATAATGAATTTGTTTTGCCATTATTCCTCCTCCATGTTATATTCATCTATTAATTTATAAACTTTTTTAATTATTGCTAATGCAACTTTAAGCTCATTCTTTTTTCCAGATTTGCCAGAATATAAATTTCCTCTGGCAATTCCTAGTTCTTCACAAATTGATTTAATTGTTAGTGAAGAAAATCCCTTAATGAATTCTAATTCACTCATTTTATCACCTCCCTTCATTCTTGATATAATGCTCTTTCACTTGATTGCTCTTCAATTAGTTCAATATAGTCAAATGCTTTTCCTAGTTCGTAAGTTGTTGGAATTAAACAACATCCACTCTTATCAGTAACAAAACATTCTTTTCCTAAATAATCTTTAACAAAAATTCCCTCTTGATTCTCACAATATGATAATAGAAGTTTTCCAGTATCTTCAAACTTAAATACAAAGTCATCCTTGAAATCTTTTAAATCCTTCAAAGCTTTTGCTCCGTCCTTTTGGAACACCGAGCAATTGTTATGTGAATCTCACCATCCATATCTCTATATGCATATTTTTTGGCTCCGTTGAGTTACAAATTCTTGATAAGTGTGAGATTTATCTATTTTGGATGTTGTTTCGTATTCAAATAAACCAAGTAAATGTTTATTACCTTTTATATCCTCTGGCTCATATCTTTCAATTGGTATGTCTAAAATCTTACTGACCTTTGATATCTTTTCCCTTACACTTTTATTATAATCTTCAATTAACTCTTTATTATAACCGAGGAATCAATTTCATTGAATCAGTATCTGCATATACAACAAAAGTATCATTCTTGATAATATTTGAAATTAAGTTATATCTAGCCCATGCAGTACACCAAACACCCCATGCAAAAGAAAGAAATGATGCTTTTTCTTCTTTTTCTAGTTTTTCTAAAATATCATCATTTGTTAAAGGCTCTTCCTTCCATCCATTTTTATTATCATATATGACTTCACTTTTTATGGTATTAGTAACGCACATTCCGGTATAATGAATTGAATAATCCTTTTTCTAAATTATATTGAACTTCTTGACCTTCAACATTTTTCAATTTTGTTTTCTTTACATATTTATCTAAAATAAAATTGATAAATTGCTCTGGCAAATATCTATATAAAGCAGAATAAGATTCTAAAATTTCATAATCAAAATCATATGTCATCTTGAATAATCTAAAATCAACATCAGTAATTGTTATAATTAGATAATCACATGAAATAACTCTACCATTATCACATTTTGCCCCTTTTATTGTTTCACATTTAGACTTTGAAATAAAATTATTATAATATTTTGTTTCAACACCAATCATTTTAATTCTTATAAGATATGCAAAATTCTTTAGCATATCTTCAAATCTGGTCAAGTTGCATTTTTCAAATTTGGTCATCGGGAACATTGAAGTTGTTAAAACATAAGGATATGCCGATGTTTCATCATAAGAATCAAGATTTTTTAGAATTCTATCCGTAAACAACCAAGATGCATGTGTATATCCTCCGTGCAAATGCCCTAACAAGCATATTATACACATGAGGGTCAACATTTATAGCTTTTTTAGTTCTTCCCCTATAATTCCAATCAAGTCTAATTAAATCTTTTAATTCTCTTCTTACTTTTCCAGTTGCAGTCATTGGTATTTTATGAGGATATTCATATGTTTCACATTCTTTTTTAATATATTCATATAAGACAAGGCAATCAGCCTCACAATATCCTAGTTCTAAATCTGTTAAAGGAGTCAAACTTGTTCTAATTAATGAATAATCCAAATCTCCAACCTTTTTATTGATTTTCAATCCGTAAGTTTTAGGAATATCTTTTAAAGCCAAATTTGTCATGTATTTAGTACATTTGAAAACAAAATTATAATCACTCATAATGCATTTCATAACATGATGCGATTTTCTGGCTATAACATCCTCAAAATTAAAATATGACTTCAAATATTGAAACTCAAATGATAAGTTGTGAACGTGAACAATTTTCTCTTGAGGAGCAACCTCATCAATTTTAGCAATAAAATTTTGAAATTCTCTCCATGTTCTGCCAAAATATACAACATCATTGATTGAAAACATCCAGATGTACATAAATGAATAAAAGGAGCATTCTTGTTGCTCCTTTTCATTCAAATCTTTGTATTTTATAGCAGAATAAATTTTATCATTCAATATAATAATGGAGCTTGTTTCAATATCAAAAGTATATATTGTGCTATCGTGCTTTTTT